CTGCTTCCTCTCTGTTTTGTTTATTTGCTTTTGATTGGCCACTTGCGCCAAAGAGGCCCCCTATAAGGGCACCCCCGAGGCTGCCAAGCGGACCGAGCCAAGAGCCGCTCGCGGCTCCTGATACGGATCCAGCTCCGCCGCCCTTAGCCATTAGAGTCTGGTCAAGCCAGGTACGCCAAAGGTAGGCAGCGGCCGGGCAGCTCTGATGTGATGATAGAAGTCCGCGATCATATGAGGCTCTGTAGCGATCGCTATAGCGCGATCGAGCGGTACCGCTGTATTGGCCTCAATGAAAGTGGCCCCGAGTGCTGGCAGCGTTGCAAAGTCCTCTGAGAGGTGCCAAGACTCTAGTGTGCCCACCGTCGGTGTGCCGCCACTACTCGCGGGACGTAGTATGCCTGTGATTTTTGATGAGAGATAACGATGTTCGTCATATCGGCCTGTAAAGCCGAACACGAGATCATCGGTTGCTGGAGTACCGGTTCCGGTTATCCAGATTTCGGAGTTTAAGACAGATTGTTCGCCGATATTTACGAGCTCGGGATATACGAAGTCGTAACGTGTTGTTTTTGACCAGTATCGGTCGACACCCTGAGAGTATGAGATGTCGCCGCGAAGGTTACCGACAATTATTACGACCCCGTGTTCCACGAAGGACTTGGACCATGAATGACTGCCAGAGGCTGTGCCGAATGCGGCCAGATTGCCCAGTTTGTCGTTTGCGGCTGGTGTTGGTTGCGCGGATTGCTGCTGCACAGCAGTTACGTTCACAGGCGTTGTCCCGCCGCCGAGATACTCCGCGCGTTGTAAACGGAAGTCTGGGGATGTAACTCCCCATCTTGCCTTAAGAGATTCCACGTAGCGAGTGCCCGAACGGGCATCGCGTTCAAGTACGTGTTGTGTTGCGAACGCCAATCTTATGTCGTTCACAGTTGATGCAGTAGCATTTGTTAGATCAGCAAATATATTTGGCTGATTTGCGACCCCCGTATTTTCTTCGATGAACACATCTGAAGACGTGGCCGCAGCCCATGCTTTTGCATAGGTTGGTGTTGTCGCATCGGATTCTACGACCGCCTGCGATGTCGCCCCAGGGGTACCGACTACGCCGATACCCATTATCGCGGCCGTTGTCCCTAGCGGTAATGATACGGCAGTACCGCGTTGCGGCGCGGGCAAGCATGAGGTGAAGTAGTCAAAACGCTTACCGCGTTTGAATGGTGCGGAGCGGCTGTTACCCGCTGCGCTAGTATTACTCAGGATGTCCGGTCCGTTATTGGTATTTTCGACGTATGTGTCTTGAAGCGTCGCTGACCGGAACCACTCGTTATAGATTTTTATGTACGCTCGAAACGGCAAAGCCGACACCGGCACGTCGTCCGGTATTGCGAGCGTCGGAAGTCCGAAATTGTCCCAAAGCGATCCAAGGCCTGACCAAGCAGCCCCGGCCGACGATAATATAGGAATTGTAAATGAGATTGAATCGCCGGGATCGTCTTGCGCCCCATGAAATCTTTCGTGATTTATCCAAATCGTTCGATACGGCACGAAGAATGCGAACGTATCGAAATAGAGATTATCAATTATCGGCAGCAACGGAGTTGCAAGCCTCATGAAAAAGTTCGTGTTAACTCGCAGACTGTCTCCCGGAATTATATCTATTGGTTGACAGATAGGCACTAGATCATCCGCGTCAAACGCGGATTTGTGCCCATGCGAGAGATTGAAGGTAGAGCGTGGAATGTTAACGCTCGGTGTTTGAGAAAATTGATGTTGTGTTCTCATGCCGTGCCTCCAAAGGCTAACGGATTATTTTGATTTATTGTTTTTTCGAATTGTTCTACATTGTCAGGATTGACTTTTTGTGATTGTGAAATGGCTTCTATTGCATTCCAGAGGCATTCGTTTGCCTCGTCTGCTAAGTCGCCAGTTTCGTTATTAAAGATTCCGAGCCTCCACAGAGAGTAGTGCTCGGGATGTTTTGCGATTGGATGATCTGCTGACATTGCGATATCTTGAAATTCGCGTTTCACTAGAGCGTCAGCAGTAGAGAAGAAAGGTTTTTCATAGATACCTGAACAGGTATCGAAGATTGCGTAGCATTGTACTTTCATTAGAGTGTCCTCTTTAGTCTGTTTTGTTGTGCTCGCGCACATGTGTATTTATCGCGCAATCGCGCGGGAGTGAAATCGTCGAGATGTGCTCTTTTAAACTCCTGTCGGAGTTCTTTGACTTTTTCCATGCCGCGGGGAGACATGTCGGCGTATATTGTTTCATAGTAGCGAGGTACTTTTTTAAGTACGCCCTTCCCCGGTACCGGACATTCGTCCGCCGGAAAGATGTCATCCTTGAATTGCGCATAGTATTTAGCTCCTAAGCCGCAAGGCTTTTTACGACCAGTTGACATACGAATATATTCGGGTTTGAGCCAATAGGCTTCCCCGTGCTCATCGCATCGGAGATAGTGGTCGTCGGCACGTTTGCCGGTAATTTTTTTGAAGCAGTATCCTGCTGTATAAGATGCTGTGTGGTAGTTAAGTTCGGCCACGGTTGAGAAACCGTATGGCCATAGTTTGTCGAGCGAAGGGCTTGTATATGTATAGAACCCTTCGTCGTCTTTGAATAATTGTTGATCCTGAAAGGAATGATTGAACAGACATACATGGTAATGAGGTCGTTCGGTTTCGTCGCCGTATTCCCCGCAATAGAAATAGCGGATTTTATGATCTTTGTTTTGCTTGCGAAGCGCGCGTATGAATTTTGATACGTGCGACGGATGTAGAGAGAAGTCGGCAGGAATGTAATGTCCTTTTTTATATTGTTTCTCGGTGCATTCGTCTGCGTTTCTATAGGTGAGAGTAAGCCATGAATTGCCGCCTTGATCGAGATACAAGTAGGACTCGTGGACAATCCTAATTGCCCACATGATGCGGCTATCCACGCGACAACCAAGGCAGCTACCGCAAGCCACTTCCATTTTCTGAGAAGTGCCTGCTTTATTGAATACCAATCCACCGGTGATTGGATCCTTATAGCCTTGGAGTGGTGTGTAACACGGCATTTATAGCCGATACCCGCCGCGTTGATTAGGCGTGCGGTTGTTTTTTGGATGAGTGCCCGAATACCGGGCGAAGTTACGTTTTGATGACCGTTTGGACATTTTTCGGCGACGCCTCATGATTTTTCTGCCTCGTATGCGAACCCGCAGAGTTCTGCGAGGTTCCGTGAGTTTTGAGAGATTGTTGCAGGGGTACTGTTTAGATTGACGAATGAGCTGTCACCATCGACGCCGCATTGAAGCGACGTCGCGGTGCAGCCCATCAGCAGTGGAAAGAGGACCCCTGCGTATATGATTTTGATATCAAACCCCCTCTTATCTCCCCCACCTTTGGGGGAGAGAGTGTGTTTTATAACACTTTTTTTTGTTTTTTGTTTGCTCGTGGGGACGAAGGCTACGCCAGATCGTTGCACTTCTGGCTAGCTGACTCGCCCCCACTCGCTTTTTTCCGCTCCGCGGCCCTTGCAGGGAGCTGTTCTGCTGCGTTGCAGCAGTTATGGCTCAACATATCTAAATGATTCGCCATTTTTTGAGCCCTTCGGGCTCTTTTTTTGGCGCCCTGGGGACCAGTGCGCCAGTACAGGATCAAGTAGGATCTGTACTTTCGGCCGAATCGGCCGTTGGAGCCATTTCTGGCTCTGGATCGTCAGCCATTGGCGCTGACGTTTTAATGATTTGTTTGCCGGGTGCTGCCAGCCCCGGCAATTTTGTTTTGAGATCGGCCTTATTAGCCGGATCATTGACATACGCGAAGAACTTCGCGGGTGATTGTTGGAACTCCGAACGGAGTTCTGCGGGCAGTTCATCAAAGATTTCACGCCCTTTTGTGAGCAGATTTGTCTGCTCGAAGAAATCGAAGTCTGAGAAGTCTGCGTATACGCCTTCGAATTTCTGTAGATGTGAGATGGTCCCGGCCCTATCGGCCCGCGCCATTATTTTCTCGATGTCCGTTTCATCCTTGAAGGATTGTTTAGTACGGCCGTCATCATAGACGGGTGACTTTACGAGCGCCAGAAGCTGCGCTCGATTTAGTTTTTTTGTGCTTTTTGCTGCCATAGCAGCGATTTTAAGAGACATTTTATTTACCTTTTATGGAACATTCCGCGAGCGGAAGATGCTGGTGACATCATTAATTGAGCACGCCGAAGAATTTTCCCTTCGGTTCCTTTGTATATCTGAGCATCGAGAATTTTCAACTGTTCATCGAGCTCTGTTTGTATTTGGGCCTGCCGTGCATTCTGCTCGGCAGTGCCTATTTGTACGCCTATTAAGGCTTTTTGTTTGGCAAGCATGCCTATTTGAGAGTTTAAGAGAGCTTCCTCCCAACGTATTTTTCCTACGTTTTTTGCGGACTTTGTTACCATTGAGGCGCTTTCAGCGCCTTTTAGACCCGCCCCGGCTTCGCTGCCCATTACGGACATCGCCCCGGCAGGAGTAGAGGCATCGAATTTACCCGCAAGGATTGGATTTATATTAGCGGCTTTAAGGTCGGCCATACGGCGTTGAACCGCCGTGCCCGACATTCGTTCCTGGAAGGCGCGATTTCGCGCTGCTTCCTCTCTGTTTTGTTTATTTGCTTTTGATTGGCCACTTGCGCCAAAGAGGCCCCCTATAAGGGCACCCCCGAGGCTGCCAAGCGGACCGAGCCAAGAGCCGCTCGCGGCTCCTGATACGGATCCAGCTCCGCCGCCCT